GCATAGTTACCGCCATTACTTGTATCAGGATCATCAGGCCAAGCATTTTGCCACAGCATGACACTGCCTGTTTGATTAGGAATAGTAACGGTTCTATCAGCGGTTGGATCAACAACTGTAAGAGTAGTCTCAAAGTCATCAGCCGTTGACCCTTCAAAAACAATATCACCAGATAAGGCATCGGCAGTCAGTGTTCCAGTTACGGTTACACCAGTATCTGTTGTTTCTAGCTTTTGACTGCCACTGTAAAATAACTCAACTTCCCCATCTGATGAACACCGCAATCTTTTATTTGCTGTGTTGAATCCGCCAACGTACATAAAAGTTTCGCTACTTGATTTTAACCTAAGTGAAGTATTGGCGCTTACATAAGAACCAGCACCTGACCCATAAATTTGCAAATCATTATCATTGCCAAAGTTTAACACCTCACTATCACCAAAGGATATATTACTTACGCTCAAATAATCTTCTGCGGCTGCTCCGACAAATACTGTTGAATCACCAGAAAGATTTATTAACGAGCCTGTTGTGCTATCTGTTAAAGTGCGTGTTAAAGTTGGAACTGCGTTTGCTTTGTCATGCTTAGTTACCATTGAGGAATTACTAGCATCTTCTCCGAATACGAATATTTCATCATTGTCTTTAAAGTAAAGACCCCAAGATGAAGTAAAATCGTTTCTATCAACCGTCACACTGTGAAAAGAAAGTGTCGAAAGATCAAAAGCTGTAGATAAATTAAGTCTTATTACGCTCTTTCTAAACTTCTCTAATAAATAAAGTTGAGTACCGTCTGAATTAAAACTAAAACTTACTATTTGCTGTCCATTAGGCCAAACGAGACCATCATGAGGATAATATGATGCTAAAGCAGCTTCATTTTTACTATCTAATTGCGTAAGGGAACTATCAGACGCATCATAAGCAGTACTTGCGCTAAACTCATAAAGTATTGGATAGTTAACGGCAGATATACTTCTATATCTTAACAAGAAAAATTTAGTGCCGTCATTATTCCAAGCAAGATCATGAGCATAAGAATAACTACTACTCCAAGTGCCAGCGTCCGTTGAGCCTGTTGATGTGCTTATATCGTAAGCTGTTGATAAAGTGTGAGTATACCAGTTGCCAGCAGAATAACTTCCTGACCCTCTGTAAAACTTAGTGCCATCATTATTGAACGCTATTCCGTAAGCACCGCTCCCTAGAGCCTTATTTTCATAAGTAGCACTTGTAATATCCCAATTAGTAGAAAGTGCATACTGATAAACGTCTGTAGCCGTTCCCAGATACATTTTAGAACCATCTGGCTTAAAAGTAATTGATCTGGGATCACTGCTGCCAACTTGGGTATCAGGGTCATAACTAGCAACTTCACTATTTTCTGAATAAGTTCCAGTGCCTATTTCAAAGTTAGAGCCGTTTTCAATGACATATCTATAGTCACTTTCTTTTATATGAACACCAGCATCAGGAAATGTTTGGAAACCAGTTTCAGCAGTAGTGCTTAGAGATAATGTTCCTGTTCCAGAAGTTGAGCTAGTGTATTTTACTCTATTTAAGAGTTTTGCCATTTCTCACCTATGAAAGCTGGAGAACACCATTTGTTGCGCTGAAATCAATTGTAAAACTGTCACCATCATTCAGCGTCAAAGAAGAAGCATAATCATAATAACCAATGATCGGATCGGCTGGGGAAGTCACAGTATCGTTATATAAATAAATATATCTAAACGGCCCTACAGTACCGCCACTAGCGGTTAACGTAAGGTCAGTTAAGATTAGCTTATATGTGCCTGACGTTTGACTAGAGGACGTTGTTGTTACGTTTCTGCTAGAACAGTTAGTATAACTTATTTCAGTTACATTTCCTAAGATACCATTACCATCCGTAGTTGGATTTGTGCTTTCTGAGGCTGGTGTTGTGTTCGATAGTGCCACGACAATCTGGTCACTCTCTAAGTCCATGTTATGGACAGCATTTACGACAAAGTCGTTTACCTTATTAAAACTTGCCATGAGATTACTCCTTGTTGTGGCACACAAAAAAACCGCCTTGCGGCGGCTATCTAAAGATTATTATTTCTAACTAGGTTTCTCTGGCCAGTTTGGGTTTGCTGGATCAGATGTGTTGCTGGGCAAATCTCTTAACTGTTGTCTGTAAGATGCCCACTCTACTTTTTTACTATCGCTCAATGGACTGTCTGGCAATTGCGTCCAATCAGAATTAGCAAGCAAATCATCACGCTCAAAGCGTAAACTTTCTAAGGTGTAAACATCCCTTTGAGATATTAAAGATTGCTTTTCATTTTCACTCCGTAGTACAGCCACACCATCCACAATTTTATAGTTTATTGCATCATAATAACCTTCTAAAAAACCTTCTGTCTCATTGTCATAAGCTTCTGAATTACCTTCTACCGTTCCAATAATTTCATTAGTTTGCTTATTATAGATAGTTTTCATCTGTTTATAACCTTAACAGTTGCACTGATGCCGCGATATTGAACAGTTCCAGAAACCGCCCCACCATAAACGGCAAAATGATACGTCCCAGCACTAAGATTTTCTCTTAAAGTTATTGTAGTTGGCTCACTTCTAGCTGAGCTTGTGCTATCTCCATGCACATCTATTGAGCCACCATAATTAGCAAAATTTGTTCCTGTAATCGTAGCAGCACTACTATAACTTGGTGTGCCATATGCAGACGTATTTCTCATTAAATGCACGTCACCAACGCCACCACGAGAAAGCAATACACCTACTTGAAACTCAACTACAGAGGTAGCCAGCAACGTAAAGCTATTTATTCGCGCCAAGAGATATTTGCTAGAATTACTTATTGTGCTTGTAAAGCTTACTGACTGAAATGATCCTCTAATGGATACGGCTGAGTCAGCAATCTGTGTCGTGCCAACGCCAGAATTTTTAATAATGAGGTTATCGCTTCCATCTGTGTCCAGCGTTACATTATCAATCTGTATCTTACTTGCCGCTAGTGTACCACGTATAGCAGCCGCGCCGAACTCTGCCGTTCCAGTGTCACGCTGTATTTGCCATCCTGATGAACCAGCAACAAAGTTATCACTTTCAATATCTGTCGTTACTTGAATAGCACCAGTAACAGAACCAAAACTTACCGTAATAGCGTTTGTGCTTCCGTTTTTCGTTGCGGTAAAACTAGCTGACCATTCTCGAACGGAAGTATCTGTAATTTCTACAGACGGTTGAGTTTGCGCCCATCCAGAAGATAAGCCAGTAAGCAAACCAGTAGAAAAATTAAAACTAGACGCGCTTGGACTAGACGGTGAGCTAGATTGCAATACCTGATAAAATACGCGCCCAGTGGCTACAGTATCACCGTTAGCTCCATCTGCGCCGTCTGCGCCGTCTGCTCCATCTTGCCCAGCTTGACCTGCTGAGGGATCAGCAGAAGTGGTCACCGCACCAGAAGCAACAGCGGTACTGTTATTGTCGCTGTGATCGGTTGCTACTATCCAATAATAATAGGTTGTGCTGGCTGATAATGCTCCATCGACGTATTTATCGGCATTTACAAATGCAATCGCATTAGCTGGCTGGCTATTACTCGTGCTTCTATAGACGTAGTACCCTTTAAGGTCATAAAGCGTTGCTCCCCCTACTTCCGTCGTTGGAGCTGTCCAATCTAAGGTGACGCTTTGTATCCCACCAGTAGCCGACAATCCTGTTATTGGTGACGGAGCTGTCGTATCACCACCACCAGTAAATGTGGTTGTGGCGTATGATCCTCGTATTCCAGACAATGTGATAGCCCGAACTCGTATTTGATACTGCTGCCCATCAACAATCGGACTTAATTCAATACTAGTCTCAACTGTCGTTGTGGCGGCATAATCGCTATCAGAGGTTGCTTTGTACTCAACCTCATAATGAGAAATAAAAGCATTACTAGGAGCAGTCCAAGAAACAACAACGGTATTAACAAAAGTCCCATCCGTTGTTGTACGACCACCGCCTGTTGTTGTCAGGCTTGCGATTGATAGGTTTGATGATGGAGACGGTAACGTACTGTTATTACTTGTTAAATCGGTTTCTTCTGCGCTCCAACTAAACGCAGATGATGAGGTTTCGCGTAATGTCAGACCAACAGTAAGTGCACCATCGTCGTTATTATTGCCAAATTTCCAACCGACGACTTCAAAATCTTTATCTGTAAATCCATATCTAGCATTCGTAATCCCAATAATATCGCCAACCTGAACCTCAAACGCTTCCATTCCAAAGTCCGCTGTAAGCGTCATTTGCTCTCGCGCTCGAAATAGCGTCATCTTCGCAAGACGTTGAGCCATTGTGAGAGACGTAGTCAGCGGTAAATTTAAATCAATTGCGCTTTCTATACCATTATCATTGCTTATAAAAGTTGCACTCTTACGCTCTGGATAATCTGCACGTACATAATCTTCGGATGCATCCACAAAAGTACCGCGCACGATGTTGAAGTTATCTCTTCGACTGTGCTTTGTATCCAATGTTATTGGCGATCTAAGATCATCAAGCGTTAATGTTTTCACGGATGAGGTATATTCACCGACCTTAAGCTGCCATTGCCCGACTCCCCAAAACAATGTCCCCGCACAGGCGGTCATCATATCAGCGAGAATGTCGCTAGGTGTTCGGTCTAAACTTATTGCCCCGTTAATTTCATAACGCTTTTCCGTGCCACCAGCAGATAGATTTACTGTCTCATCGCATGTATTAGCCGCAGATGAAAACACGGTATCGTTAACCGCACCGCTATTGTTTAGCCCATATTTTGAAACAAGATAGTCTCTAATACATAACGCAGCATTTGCTGAATAAGCTGTATTTGTGTTTCGCGGGTCATAAACCTTTTTGCCTTGAACCTTTGCTGTAAACAAAGGAACTCCTTGAGCAAAGACATCTTGATCAAACTTTAAACGAACATAAAGACATGCAATGCCTTGGCCACGAAAGTTTGTATCGTCTCCGCTTTCCTTACCTTGCCAGCTAGGGCCATTCGAGAGTGCGTTTAATGTTGTATAAACGTTTTGATTTGCTGCACCCGTAAACTTTTTTATGGTGATTACTGCGTTACCGTCAGCATCAACCCA